CGCGAGCGACGCCTATCGCAAGGGCGATCTCGGCCGGATCGGCGGGGTCGACACCTTCATGTCGCAGAACGTTCAATCGCTGACGACCGGCAGCCGAAGCGGCGGCATCCTGATCGACCTGAGCATCACCGCCGCGACGATCGACTATGCGGCCGTCAAGGACACGATGGTGCAGACGATCCATATGGACGGTTTCACCGGCGCCACCGACACCGTGAAGGCTGGCGAAGTGTTCACGATCGCCGGGGTTTACGCGGTCAATCCTGTCACCAAGGCGCGTCTGCCATGGCTCAGGCAGTTCACCGTCGTCTCGGACGCGACCTGCGCCGGCAACGAGACCGATGTGGTGATCTATCCGGCGATGATCTGGTCAGGCGCATTTCAGAATGTTTCGGTTGCGGGCGTCAGCGACCTCAACAATCAGGTGGTGAGCTTTCTGGGATCGGCGGCAACCGCCTATCCGCAGAATCTCGTCTTCCACAAGAACGCGTTTGCGCTGGCGATCGTGCCGATGGTGTCGCCGCCGGGCGCGGTCGACGTCGCGCGGGAGAGCTACAAGGGGACGAGTGTGCGCATGATCCCGTTCTACAATGGCTCCTCTGACGTCAGCACGCTGCGCCTCGACGTGTTGTACGGCGTGAAGGCGCTCGACCCGCGGCTGGCCGCCCGCATCAGCGGCACCGCCTGACCATAGCATCATGGAGCCGCCTGCGGGCGGCTCCTTCTTTTCGGAGGTTGCATGGCGATTTCCACCTATTCCGACCTGATCGCCGCGGTTGCGGTCTGGCTCGACGGATCCGACCTCGCGGGACAGGAGACGGCGCTCATCGCGCTGACCGAAGCCGAGATCAACGCCCGGCTTGCGGCGGGGCTCGCCGAAGGCCGCACCGTTCATCCCATGATCGCGCGTTCGCAACTGACGATCAACGGCGAATATCTCGGAACGCCCGATCAGAATGGGGAGATGGTCCTTCCCATCGCGTTCGAGATCACCGGCCTTGCCCGGCCCTGGCGACTTCGGCCGGTGGCGCCCGAGCATCTGGCCGCGATGCGCTATCGAATGGCTGACGAGCGGCGGGCAACAGCAGCAGCGATCGACGGAGATCCTCCGCGATATTATGCGCTGCTGAACGGCGAGTTTCGGTTTTTCCCCGTGCCGGCGGCGAGCTTCGCAGCCGAGTTCACGCGCTTCGTCGAACTGCCGCCGCTGACCGAGGAAGGGCGTACCAACTGGGTGTTGGCGAAGCACCCCAACGCCTATCTGCATGGCGTGCTGGCCCAGGCCGAACTGATGGGCTGGAACGATGCGCGTGTTGCGACCTTTGCCACGCTTTTCACCAACGCATGCGACGGCATATTGGCGCGCTACCCGACGCCAGCGAGCGAAGTTCCGCTGCAATCGGAAATCATCGATCTGGTTGGCCAGGGCAGGCGGATCAGCGCCGCGGGTTTCAGCGCATGAGGAGGATATTCGGGGAGTGGAGGCCAGACCAGCCGGCCCACCTCAACAACGGGCTGGTGATTGCCGACGGGTGCGTACCGATCGCAAACGGATATGCCCCGCTGCCGTCCTTCACTCCCGCCACCGCCGGCCAACTGGGATCACCGTGCCTGGGTGCCGCAGCCTATCGAACGGCCGACGAGACCTATATTTTCGCAGCCGATGCGACGAACATCTATCGCTACAGCGCGACGGGATTTTCGAGCCTAATCGGCGGGCTGACGAGTTCGGCCGCGGCAGGCGTCCGCTTCTGCCCTTATAACCGGTTGATGCTCGCTACCAACGGCCATGATGGGATCAAGAGGTTCGACCCTGCATCGCCCGGCAGTTTTGCCGCGCTGGATGCGTCGGCGCCCACCGCGCGCTTTTTGGCCGTGGTGAGAGGCTTCGTCGTCGCTGGATATGCCAGCAATGACAGCCTGCGGCTGGCCTGGTCCGACAGTGGCGATCCGGCCGAGTGGGAGGCCGGCGCGGGCGAAGCCGGCTTTTACCTGATGCCGGGCGGTGGCGACATAACCGGCGTGGTGGGGGGAGAATATGGCCTGGTCTTCCAGGAGAATCGCATATTGAGGATGACCTATACGGCGGACGACGCGGTCTGGCAGTTCGACGAGATTGCGACCGACGTGGGATGCATCGCACCCTGGTCGCTCGCCAGCTACGGCAGATTGAGCTTCTTTCTTTCGAACAAGGGCCTGATGGCGTGCGACGGCGTGAGCGTCCAGGCGATCGGATCGGAGAAGATCGACCGGACTTTCCTGGCGCTGATGGACCGCTCTTATCTGGAGAAGATTTCCGCGGTCGTCGATCCGCGCAGCAGCCTCTACTTCATCGCTGTGCCGAGTGCCGATCCGCCAAACCGGGTCTACATCTACAATTATGCGCTCGAGCGATGGACCAGCGCGCCCTTGCCAACGCGACGCATGTTCCCGGCGCTCGGCGAGGATGCGACGCTCGAGCAGATCGACGCCATATTCGGCGACATCGATCAGATCGGCGGCTCGCTCGACAGCGCCATGTTCCGTGGCGGCTATCCGCTGATGATGCTGTTCGACGGAGGCAACCGGCTTGGAGCGCTGACCGGGCCGAATGTCGCGGCCTCCTTCGTCGATGGCTATGTCGAGCCCTTCCCGGGGCAGGTGTGCCGGATCCGTTCGGTGCGCCCTCTGACCGACAGCCCGGATCCGACCGTGGCGATCGCGGTCGAGGATGGGCCGGCCGACGTTCCCACCGAGAGGGTCTTTGCGACCCGCTCGCAGGGCGGATTCCACCGGCTTCGGCAAAGCGGCAACCTCATCCAGATCAAGCTGTCGATGCCGGCCGGCTCCGCCTGGACCTATGCGCAGGGCTATGACGTCGAGATCGCGGCGGGAGGGCGGGCATGAGCCTGATCCTGAAAGAACAGGAGCGCAGCCAGGCCGAGTGGAACCGCAAAGCCCGGGACGTCGTCAACATGTTGACCCGGCGGTTGCTTGGAAGCGGCGCCAGTACGGCGCGCCCGATCGGTCCTGTCGATGGCCAGGCCTTTTACGATCGCACGCTGAAGAAGCCGATCTGGTGGAATAGCGAGGACGGCGAATGGAAGGATGCAATGGGCGCGGGGGTCTGAGCTTCGGTCGGGTTCCCCCGGCCCAATGGGAGCGAGCCAGGCATCTGCTCCTCCCGGCGTTGGCCTGGGACGGCGATCGGAGCGAAGAAGAGGTGCGTGCGGCGCTGGACCAGGAAACCGCCCAGCTGTGGATCGGCGAGGATCAGGATGTGCGCTGCGCCGTCGTCACCTGTCTTTCGCGGACCATGCGTGGGCTGATCTGCGAAATCTGGCTGATGGGCGGCCGCGACCGACGCCGCTGGCTGCACTGCATCGATATCCTGGAAGCGGCGGCGCGCGAACGCGGCTGCGTTTCGATCGAGCTTATCGGGCGCAAAGGATGGACCCGGCTGTTGCCGGCATATCGCCAGGCGGCGGTGGTTCTCAAAAAGGAGTTCAATGATGGGTGGCAAGAAGACAAAGACGAAGAACGAACCCTGGGCGCCGGCCCAACCCTACATACTCAAGGGGATGGAGCAGACATCGAGGACGTTCGACGAAAACCAGCCGCGGCTGCAGGACATGTCCAAACAGGCCTATGACGCGTTCGCGCGAATGGCGCCGAGCGCCTTCGGCGCGACGCCGTTCGTCGACAATGCGCAAGCGGCCGCGCAGACGATTTCCAACGGCTATTTCCTTGGCGGAAATCCCGGGCAGGCGACCTATCAGCGTCTCCAAAATGATCGGGGGGGCAGCGCGGGGCGTGGGTTGTTCGGAAGCGGCGGAAGCGGCGTGGCTGCTCGCGATCCCTCAATGGGCGTGCTTTCCGGCATGGCGCAAGGCGGGGGCGGCGCCAATCCGGCGGATCGTTATGCCGCCGGCGTCGCCAAAGGCCAGTATCTCAACGCGCAGCCCTCGGCGGCGCTCTACTCCAACATGATGAATCAGAATTATCTGACCGGAAATCCATATTTGGAGAATGTGATAGCGCAGACCAATGCCGACGTGACCCGAGATTCCAACCGGCTGTTCGGCGCGCGCGGAATGGGGGCCGGCGTGTCGTCCGCTTTCGCCGATTTGGTGTCGAAGAACCTTGCCAATAATGAAGGCCAGCTTCGCTACCAGAATTATAACGACGCCGCGGGCCGCCAGCTTCAGGCGGCCGGCCAATCGGACGCTGCGTGGAATGGCGAGCGAGGCCGGATGGACGGCGCGACCGGACTGCTCGCCAGCAATCATAACGACGGCCAAGACCGCGCGCTTGCGGCGGCGCAGGCGCTTGGCGGTCAGTACAACGCGGGACAGGATCGCGCGCTCGAGGCGGCGAAAGCATCGGATAGCGCGCAGGCCAATCAGGTGCAGCAGATGCTGCAAGCGCTGGGCCTGACCGGGGACCTGCGGAACGCCGAATATGCGGGTGTCTCTCCGGCGACGGGATTGCTCAACACTGCTGCGGAATTGCCGTATATCGGGGTGGGAGCGTTGAACGGCAATATTCGCCAAGCATCAAACGGTTATGGCACGACCACGCAAAAGACTAGTGGCGGTCTAGGCGGGGCGCTGGGCACGATTTTGGGCTCCGCTGCAAGCGCCTTTGGCGGAGGCATCGGCACAGGCCTCGCCGGCCGCGTCATCACGTAGGCCCCCCAAGGTCGACGGTGGTGCAGACATGACCTGCAGGCCGAACGACTCCTGAAAAGCACTCGTACCGCTGCGTATTTTCAGCGGGCCTTCTCACATATGGAGTTTGCAATGGCGAAGACGTCGGTTTCAGACTGGGACGCTTCATCAATAAACAACAGCGATATAGATGGCATAAATATCGCGGAGAACTGTCCAGCCGCAGGAATCAATAATGCGATACGCGCCGTCATGGCCCATATTGCGGCATGGCGTGACGGCGCTATCGCGGGACTGCTTGCCAAGTCAGGTGGAACAATGACGGGCAGCATCACCGAAATGGGAGCTGCCT